GAACTAATCAATGACTTACGTTCAATAGTGTCTCGATCTTATTCAAATATCGCAGCAGACGAGATTGTTTCTGACGTCTACAAAACGTATCTCCAACCAAAAACTTCAAAATTCTCATATATTCGAGAAGGCAGGGGCTTATCTTTTGAATCAACTGAAGGGAGACATACACTAATCGCCCCTAAAGTTTCTCCTTTTCAGTTTATTCGAATGGTTAGTTCAGAAGCTCAATCTAAGAAATATAGATCAGCTTCATTTGTCTTTTTTGAGACTACTAAAGGCTGGAAGTTTGTTACTATTGAGAATTTGATGGACAAGCCCGCAGTAGATTCATTCTATTTTTCTCATGCTCTTTTTGATCGTCAACATACTATAGACAACGAAACAATTTTTCCTTATCAGATTATTGTTGCTATTGACTACGCTTCTCAATTCGATAATGTCATTGCGCATAAAGCTGGAATGTTAGATAATGATGTCGAAGTTATCGACCCAATCCGTAAGAAATTTTCTACAGAGAGTTTCTTATACGATCGAGATTTTGAAGAGTTAGTTCATCTTGGCAAGGGGAAGATGTATACTGAGAAGTCACTCTACAAAAAGAACGATGGCAGTTCAAGATCGACTTTACTAGTATCAAACATTGGAGAATCATATCCACTTTTGACTTACATTACTAATGGTCGCGATCTAGATCCACAGATTAAAGACCCAAGAGTGATTCATAAAACTCTTCCGTTTAGTTTGCCGGTCATGGCGTCAATCAACAATATGGTAATCGATGTTACAGTTCCAGGCAACACCGAACTAGATGTTGGCGATGTAGTTAATTTGAACATCATGCAAAATTCTAGCGACTCAGAACATTTAAGTAAGACAAACTTATTCTATGGACAGAAAGACTCACGATTTCTAGTTACTGCAATGCGCCATACTTACAATAGAGGTGATAATAGGTTCTTCACTGTGCTCCAATGCGTAAAAGACACTTACGCTATAGAGCCTAAGGAGATTGAATAATGTTTGGTGAAAATACAATCATGTGGATGGGGGTCGTAGAAGACCGTAGCGATCCTATTAAGCTTGGACGCGTAAGAGTTCGAATTTTTGGGTGGTACTCTGAAAACGTAAATGAAGTTCCTGTCACTGATTTGCCATGGGCTCAAGTTATTCAGTCTCCAACGAACGCAGCAGTTGGAGATATTGGTCAATCACCAACCGGTTTAGTCGAAGGTAGTTGGGTTGTTGGATTTTTTCTTGATGGAAAGCAAGCACAAAAACCAATCGTGCTTGGAAGTCTTTCTGGAATTCCAGACAAACTTGCTTCAGAATACGCAGCTAACGCTGGATTCAAAGATCCAAATAGAGTTTATCCATCAAGAAAGGAAGAACCAGATGTCAATCGGCTTTCTAGAGCAGATGCAGATTTTGTACACTCAAATCCAGCAACAAAGAATAGAAACAGAACTACGAGCGTTGCCACAGCGTCTGGTGGATCATGGGATGAACCAGCAAGTGGCTACGCAGCAGAATATCCCTACAATCATGTCTATGAGTCTGAGTCAGGACACATCAGTGAAGTGGACGACACCGAAGGATCCGAAAGACTTCATCAGTACCATAAGTCCGGAACTTTCGAAGAGATCGTGGCTGACGGAACTCGTGTCGTTCGCGTAGTTGGTACTGATTATGAAATTCTACTAAATGGAAAGAACGTATACGTAAATGGAGCGTGCAATATCACCGTCAACGGGGCAGCAACAGTCAAAGCGGGGGCCGTTACTTTGTCGACTGATGACGTCAATTGGTCAGTTAACGGCGATTTCACCGTTAACACGACTGGCAACATCAACCTCAATAGCTCCTAATGCCAGCAATTCACAGAAACGGAGATTCGAGAGCTTGTGGAGCGACGACTATCGTCACTGGGCAAGAACACGTTTACGCGAACGGGAAGCTGGTGTCGGTGGACGGGGACCTAGAGAGTCACGGTGACGGAGCTTTGACTGCGAATTCCCGCAGAGTCTATATTAACGGTAAAGCTGTAGTAAATGTTGGAGATGCTGGGGCTATTGATCAATTAGATCACACAAATACAGCTGCTACATCTGGTTCTCCGAACGTTAACGTCGGCGACCCGCTATAAATATATTCAAAAGAGAGAATTGATGGCCACAATTAAGGAGACAGTCTACAAAGACATCCCGCTGAGCTTTAGCGCTCATCCGGTAACCGGAAATTTGACTGTGCTAAAGAATGGTGAAGCCGTCAAAAACTCAGTGAAGAACATTATTCTGACTAATTACTACGAGAGACCGTATCGTCCTTATCTCGGCGGAAACGTAACAAATCAGATATTTGAACTTTTCACGTCAATGACTACTTTCTCAATCAGAAAATCAATCGTTGAATCAATTAAGAACAGTGAACCTCGAGCACAGCTTGATGAAGTTCGGGTATTAGAAGACAAAAAGAGTCATTCGCTTGAAGTCACTGTAATATTTCGCGTTATTAATAGTCCCGAACCGGTAACGCTTACTGTAATTCTCGAAAGGGTCCGCTAAAAATGTCGGCTAACAGCGCCATAGAGTTCACTGGGCTCGACTTCGATGCAATTCGCTCAAATATGAAGAGCTTTCTCTCTTCTCATAGCGAATTCGTAGACTACAATTTTGATGGGTCAACAATAAGTTTGCTTCTTGATCTACTCGCATATAACACTTATTTGAACGCGTATATGACCAATATGGTCGGCAACGAGATGTTCTTAGATTCTGCACAAATCAGAGAGAACGTAGTTTCTAGAGCGAAAATGCTTGGTTATACTCCAACTTCTTCTCGTAGTGCCACTGCGACCTTCTCTGTGACTGTCACGCCTAGTGATAACCCAACGTATGTTACTATTGCTCGAGATACGACTTACACTGCGACGCTTGATGGAGTAACATACAAGTTTGTTACTCCACAGCCATACGTACTAACTTCAAACGGTGGAACATTTTCCACAACTATTAGTGCAGTAGAAGGCGAACCTCTTACTCATCGCTTTTATGTCAACACGTCTAACCCAGTTAGATACGTGCTTCCAAACAAAGGCGTAGATACAACTAGCATTCGAGTCTACGTACAGACGTCAAACAACGACACTTCTAATACAACTTACACTTTGGCTAATGATATAACTACAGTGAACGGTAATTCTAATGTGTATTTCCTTCAAGAAACTACTGATGGAAAGTTTGAAGTTTACTTTGGTGACAATGTTGTTGGAAATAAACCAATCAATGGTAACGTTGTAAATATCAGTTATAGAGTTTGTAATGGAACTCTTCCAAACGGCGCGAATAATTTCGCAGCTCCATCTACTCTTGGTGGATATTCGACATTCACTTCTACTCTAGTAACTAGTGCTAGAGGCGGAGCAAATGCTGAGTCAATTTCATCAGTTAAATTTAATGCTCCACGCTCATATGAAGCTCAAAACCGTGCAGTGCTTGTTAGCGATTATGAGCGACTGATTCTCAAAGAAAACTCTGATATAGCTTCTGTGAGCGTTTGGGGAGGAGAAGATAACGATCCTCCAATCTATGGTAAAGTCTATGTTTCTGTAAAGCCAACAATCGGAACAATCGTTTCTCAGACTAAGAAAAACACGATTAAGCGCCAACTTAAAAAGTACAATGTTGTTTCTATTGATCCTGAGTTTGTAGACGCTTCTTATCTCTATGTTACACCGACTATCGAAGTTCATTGGAACAGTAATCTTACTACTAGAAACGAAGCTCAAGTTTGGCAAGATGTTGTAAGCGCTGTTAACGCATATGAGACAACTACTCTTGGAACATTCGAAACTGAACGTTTTAGATATTCTGGTCTTATTCGAGCTGTTGATAACGTTGGCAGTTACGTCACAAGCAATCTTATCTCAATTAAGATGCAGAAACGTTTTATCCCAAGCCTCACAACGGCTACTACGTATAAGTTAGTTTACAATAATCCAATCAGAAAACCAATTTCGGCGGGCCACACTTCACATGCGGGTTCTCACTTTATTTCGTCTTCAGCATTTACTTTCCAAGGACAAACGTGCTTTTTAGACGATGATGGAGAAGGCATTGTAAGAATTTACTATCTTGACGGAGAAAACTCTACTGTTTATCTTGATTCTGAAGCTGGAAGCGCAGACTATAATAACGGAATTATAACGCTTACAGCGTTTCTTCCTACAGCGTATGCTGGAGATGAGCTTAAAGTCTATGCAGTGCCTATTAGAAATGACATTTATCCATTGCGAAATCAGATTGTTCTTATTTCTGACGCAACAGTTTCTATGTACGATGAAGCGACAACAACAATTTCTCCTGCAATAACAATAGCAACTGCTGGTACTGTAACTACGACTAATGATGATGGCGTAAGTACGATCGTATATTAGTGGCAACATCCAATAACATATCGGCTTTAGTCGAGAACCAGTTTCCGAGCTTTGTAAAGTCAAATGGGCCGAAGCTTGTTTCATTCATGAAAGCTTATTATGAATGGATGGAAACTAGTGGTCAAGCTACTGAGCGTTTCAAAAACTTATCGCAATATCAAGATATTGATAGCACTCTTGATACATTCGTCCAGTACTTTGGTAAAGAAGTTCTTGGTGCAATTCCACAGACAACACTTTCAAATAAAAAACTTCTAGCTAAGCATGCGAGAGATCTATACAGAGCTCGCGGCTCTGAAGAATCTTTCAAATTGTTATTCAGAATTCTTTATGATGAAGATATTGAGCTCTATTATCCAGGTGACGATATTCTTCGAGCATCTGATGGGCGATGGATTCTTGATAAGAGTATTCGTGTTTCTAGTCCGAAAACTGGAACTATTTCTAGTTTGGTTAATCAGCAAATCACTGGTGCTACATCAGGAGCTACTGCTAGAATTGACCGTGTAAGCAGCACTACAGAACGCGGGCTTCTTGTTGATGAATTATTCATCACTAACATTTCTGGAACATTTGTTGATGGTGAACTAATCAGAAATAGTTCTAATAGCGTTAACGCGACAATCTTCAATATTTCTGGGCCAATTAACGTTGTTACTATCATTGGCGGCGGTTCAGGCCACCAATCTGGAGACGCTGTAAACCTAACCGGCCAGTCTGGTGGCGGTTCAGGCGCTAATGCTACTGTTCTTACAGTATCAGATACTAGTGCTCTTACTTTTCGACTTGTGAAAGGTGGACATGGATACAGAGCTAACTCAACAGTAACAATTACTAGTGTTGGTATTGGCGGCAATTTTAATATTGCTTCTCTTTCTAATCCTGAACAGATTTCTATCAATCAAGATCAAATTAGCGCAGTTAAAGACTGTGTAATCAACACTTACCCTTACTTTATTTCTTCTGGAGCAAACACTGCTACAGTTAGTGCAAATCTTGCTATTGCTAATGTGTCTGTAACTTTAGGTTCAGCTCTAGCATTTTCAAATGTTGTTGTTGGAACAATCAACACCATTTCGACTATTGATCCTGGTTATGGCTATACCTCAATCCCCACTGTTCAAGTTCAAGATAACGAAATCAGTCAACTTGAGCTTGTTGCGCCGGGCGGAGGCTTCAAAGGAAATAACGCTGTCGTAGTTGCTAATAATGCTCTTGGTTCTATTTTATCTCTAACTATTAACATTAGAGGTCAGAATTACAGCCAATATGAATTAGTAGATATTGCTAACCAAACAAGAACTGCTTTTGACGCTAATGGATCAGTCAGTGTTACTGGTGTCGTTGAGTATCCTGGTCGATATGACGGCACTCACGGTTTCTTAAGCTGGGATCATAAACTACAAGACAATCTTTATTATCAAGAGTTTTCATATGTCATTAAAGCGATGGAATCACTTAAAAGCTATGCAAGCATAGTTAAAAAGTCAGTACATCCTGCTGGTACTAAGATGTTTGGTGAAGTAGTAACTACTTCTACACTTGCACCTAACACAGTTACGATGGCAGTTACTACTCTGACTACGGCCTAAATAGGAGAACACCATGTCGGGCATTGTTACTAGAAAGTTCAGAACTCACAACGCAAAACAACTTCATGAATCATTCAGTGAAGTTTCTGCGGATAGGATGTATTTGTTCATTGGACACCCTACTCCATGGGCTAATGATTCTGCTCCAACAACTCCAATAGATACTCCAGAGACTACAGAGTATAGTTATTGGCGCAGTATGATGGGAGCTAAAAAGGTCTCTGTTACTGACGTAACTTTTGGAGCTCCAAGAACTAACTGGGCTAACAATACGTTATATGATGAGTATAACGGAACAAGCCAAAAAGTCTATTCAAATAATCATATTATTGTATCTTCGGCTAACAACGTATATAAGTGTCTATTCAATAACAAAGGCGCGAACTCTACTGTTGAACCATCAGGAACTTCTACATCTACAATTACTCTAGCTGATGGTTATAAGTGGAAGTTCATGTATTATATTTCTGGCGCAGACTACAATAAGTTTGTTACAGCGGGATTCATTCCAGTTAAGACTCTTACTGCGGATGACGGATCTTCTCAATGGTCTGTTCAGTCTGCAGCAGTAAATGGAGCTATTGATGTTATAGACGTTCGTGTTCCTGGTTCTAGTTATTTGTCGACAAATGGCGTAGTTGCTGCTGTTAACGGCGCAAATGTTACAATGGCTAACACTGCTAATTCTACATCAGATTCTTATGTTGGAAGCACTATGTTTTTAAGATCTGGACTTGGATCTGGACAGCTTCGTACGATTGTAGACTATGTTGGTGGCAGTCGTAAAGCTACTTTGAACTCAGCTTTTACAACAACTCCAAATACTTCTACTCAGTATTATGTTGGACCAAGAGTTATTGTGCGGGGTAATGGCGCTGGTTGTCTTGCTTATGCAAATGTTGTTTCAGGAAATGTTACGTTCGTCAACGTTATTACTCCAGGCACTGGATATTCAATTGCAAACGTATCAATTACTGCAAACAATGGCACTGGAGCAACAGCAATGCCATGCATTGCTCCAATGGGTGGACACGGCTCTGATCCGCTCGACGAACTTTCTGGACACAACGTAATCATCAGTGTTTCTCTTGCTGGTTCTGAGTCTAATACTTTGCCAACAACAAACCAGTTTAGAACATTTGGTTTGTTAGTTAATCCAAATTTAGCAAATGGATCTTCAGCTAATGGTTCTAGTTACAGACAATCTACTCAACTCACAGTGAGTTCTGTGAAGTCTGCTTTTGTTGAAGACGATCTTATCACTGGCGTGAATAGCAGTGCAACAGCTCGAGTAGTTAAATTTGCAAATACAAATTCTGCAAATACGCGTGGAATATTAGATGTTGTGGATGTAGATCTTGCATTTAGTTCAACTGAGTCAATCATTGCTAATACTAGTGGAGCGAATGCCGTCATTACTGCTATAAATAGTGGTAGTCTTAAGGCGAATTTCGGTGATATTATTTACTCTGAGCATAAAACTCCCACTTCTAGGAGCTCTGCTCAAACCGAAACATTCAAATTAGTTGTTCAGTTTTAAAGAGAATAGATGACCCTCTCAAATACAGCATCGCTTTCAACAAATCTTAATGTAGATCCGTACTACGACGATTTTGATGAGAGCAAGAACTTTCATAGAATTCTATTCCGCCCTGGAATGGCAGTTCAAGCTCGAGAACTCACACAGCTCCAAACAATTCTTCAGAACCAAGTTGACCGGTTTGGAGAACATATCTTCAAAGAAGGCTCAGTTGTTAGTGGTTGTGAAGTAACTTATGATAGAAACTATAGCTATGTAAAGGTCCTTGACAATTCATCTAACGGATCTTCTATTGCTTTGTCAACGTTTTCAAATCAGATTGTTACTGGCGGAGCTTCTGGAGTAAAAGCTCTAGTAGTCAATACTTCAGCTGGTGCTGAAGCAAACACACCCGATCTTAAGACTCTTCACGTTAAGTACACTCAAGCTGGTTCTAACAATACAGCTAAAGTGTTTACTGTTGGCGAAGCTCTTACTTCAAACAACGGATATGGCGCTAATGTTTCTGCAATCGGCGTTGGTTCTGCATTCTCTGTAAAAGAAGGCGTTATTTTCGCCAAAGACCACTTTATTCGTGTAGCCCCTCAAACTCTTATTCTCAACAAGTATGATGCTAATACGTCTCTTCGTGTTGGTTTCACTGTAAATGAAACTGTTGTTGATTCAGATAGCGATTCTACGTTAAATGATCCAGCGCAAGGTTCATATAACTATGCCGCCCCTGGTGCTAATCGTTTAAAGATTACTGTCACGCTTGCTAAAAAGAGCATTAATACTACTGATGCTAATAACTTTGTTGAAATCTACAGGACTAATGCTGGTTTAGTAGAAGCAAACGCTGAAAAGACTCAATACGCTGTTCTTAGAGATTATCTTGCTCGTCGTACTCGCGATGAGTCTGGCGATTATATCGTCAATGGGCTAACGGTTAGTCTAAAAGAACATCTTAAGAGCGGCACCAATCAAGGTGTTTATACAGCTGCTAATGGCGGTAACACTAATAAGCTTGCCGCTGGTGTTGAACCAGGTAAAGCTTATGTTCAGGGTTACGACTATGAAAAGCTCATTACAACTTATGTTCCAATTGATAAAGGAACTGATTATGAATCAATTGAAGCAACTACAATTCCAACAAACTACGGCAACTATGTTACTGTAAAAGAAGTTTGCGGCCAGTGGGATGTAAACTTTCATGTTCCGGTTTCATTGCGCGACATTGTTGCTAAAGCAGTATCTAACAATGATTTTTCTACGACAACAGCAGTAGGAGCAGAAATCGGAACTGCTCGCGTGCGGGCAATCGAGTATGCATCTGGAACTAAGGGTTCCTATAACGCTACATACAAGATGTATCTTTATGATATCAGAATGACTAGTGGTGCTTTCACTAACGTAAAATCAGTCTATTTGAACAATGCTACAAATGCTGATTGTAAAGCCGACATTGTTCTGACTTCAGGCAACGCTGTTCTTAGCGAAACCAGTTTTAACCGTGCAGTATATACAATTCCAGCAACTAATATTCGTAGGCTAAGAGATAGCACTGGCACTATTGATACCAACTTTAAGTTCTTAAAGAAGTTTGATGTAACTATCGCAACCGATGGAACTTTTACTCTTGCAACTGGATCTGCAGACGAGCAATTCCCGTATTCTACTGGTGCTTTGAACAGCACTCAGAAACAAGGTGGTTTCTATGTAGTTACAAATGCTGCAGCTAACACATCAGTAAATATTACTGGTACTGTAAGCGCCACTTCTGGTTCAAACACTATTACTGGTTCTGGTACTGCATTTAGTACTCAGTTGAATATTGGCGATCAAATCAATATTGGTAATGTTGGAGTTCACTTCGTCACAGCAATTGCTTCTGCTACTTCTCTCACTATCCTTAGCAATGCTGGAAGTTCTGCTACTGGTGTCGCAACTCATAAAGAGTTCGATGTCGGACAAGTCATTGATATGTCTGGTTACGGTATTGGTGGAGCTCGTACAATCACTGTTGGTTCTACGACTTCAGCAACTTTTGATACACAAGAAACTTTCACAGCAACAAAGTCAGCATCTGTTCTAGTCGAACTTAACAAAATAGACGGTCAAGAGAAAGCTAAAGTTTACAAGAGTGGACGATACGTTCAAATTCTATGCTCTAACAACACAGCAAATACTGTTGGACCATGGAACCTTGGACTATCAGATGGTTTTCAGATTCTTGAAGTTCGTCAAAGGGGTTCTGCCTTCACAGCTAATACTGAAGGTACTGATGTAACTACGCATTTTGAACTTGACACTGGAATGCGCGATAACTTATATGATCATGCAAAGCTAGTTAAGAAAAGTTCTTCTGCATTGTCAATAGCTTCAAGCGACTATCTACTTGTTAAGCTAGATTACTTTACGCATGATACTTCACAGGGTATTGGATATTTCAGCGTAGACTCGTATCCAATCGATGACGTTGATACTGCAAATACTAGTGCTATTCAGACTGCACAGATTCCTATCTTTGTTTCTCCTGTTGATGGTAAGTCTTTTGATCTTCGTGACAGCATTGATATTCGTCCTCGAATTACTGACTCTGCCACAGACACAACATTAATCGGTTCTGCTACTCTCAATCCGAATACAATGGTTTCTATTGTGCAGCCTTCTGGTGGATTACACTATTCGCCGCCAAATGATTCTTTCACTGTTGACTTAGATTACTATCTTTCTCGTCGTGACTTAATTGTTCTTGATAACACTGGTAACATTCGAGTTATTAAAGGAACTCCGTCTCTTTATCCGTATTCGCCACAAGAACCGTCTGATGGTATGACTTTAGCGAAAGTTAAAGTTGCACCATATCCTTCATTGCCAACTGAACAGGGCCGTCGTTTTTCTCGGCCGCAGCTTGTGTGTGAAGTTACTCCGATTAAGAATTCTCGTTATACAATGCGTGATATCGGCGCTATTAAAGACCGTGTAGATCGTCTTGAATACTACACTTCGCTATCACTCCTTGAAAAAGACACAAAGTCTCTTCTTATTGCAGACGTTTCTGGTAATGATCGTTTCAAGAATGGAATTTTGATCGACAACTTTACTGGTCATAATATCGGTAACGTGTATGACAATGATTACTCTATTGCTGTAGATTCTGAAAAGAAAGAAGCTCGCCCGACGTTCAAGTTGAACTCGTTAGAATTGTTCAAAACGGCCAACACTTCTGGACTTAACGTATCTGCAAATGACGCTACTGTTGTTCTTAGTGCAGCAGGAACTTATACTAATGGTGAAGCCATTACTGTTGGTTCATCAACGTCTACTCTTCGATATCAGGTCGGCAACACTCTATATCTTGAAGCCGTTACTGGCACGATTACTCCTAGCGCAAATGCTGTTGGTGGATCATCTGGCACTAATAAAACAATTAGCACAGTGTCTACTCCAAGCGCTGGTCAACTTGTAACTCTGCCGTATACTCATTCTAGACTGATCAATCAGAAATACGCGTCTAGTACTCGAAATGCTGCTGGTCTATTCTACAACTGGGCTGGTAAGATTACGCTATCTCCAGATAGTGATTACTGGACTGACACAACTAATCGACCAGACGTTCAACTTAATTTCGATTTGAACACCGACAACTGGGTTCATCTCTCTAATTCTTGGGGAACTCAGTGGAATGACTGGGAAACTATTTGGTCCGGATCTCGTACTATCAATGAGTTTGAATCTCAAAATAGTCCTGCGCAGTTTTTTCAACAAGCAACAGTAGAAACCACTGAACGACAGATTCGTACTGGAATTAACGCAACAGTTACACCTTCTACAACTACACAGAATATTGGTGGTAGAGTAGTTAATGTAAGCATTGTTCCTTTTATGAGATCTAGAGTAATTCAATTCACTGGTGAAGGCTTCAAGCCAAACTCTAAGTTATTCTCATTTTTTGATGGAACCGACGTAACTGCTTATGTAACCCCAACCAATAGCAGTTTTGCTAATACAGCAAACGAAGGTGGATCGATTGTTGTTAATAGCTCTGGTAATGTTTACGGATTATTCCGTATTCCAAACGAAACTAGTTTGCGTTTCCGTACTGGTGAAAAGATTTTCCGACTTTCTGATAGCTCTACAAACAGTTCAGCTCAAGGATCAGTAACTACTGCTGGACAGATTTCTTACACTGCTAGTGGAATTATCCAAGAAGTTCAAGACACTATTGTGTCGACTCGTCAACCATCTTTTGCAACAAGTTCTGTTAGCGAAGAAAGAACTGTTAGTGATCGACGTGTAGTAAATAGTGGTTCTAGTACTGCCGCTTTTGGCGGAGTTATCGATAGCCCAATTGGTTACAGTGATCCTATTGCTCAAACTTTTAGACTTGACGACGCTTCAGCTTCTGGTGTAGATACTCCTGGCGCATTTGTTACAAAGGTTGATCTATTCTTCTCGAGCAAAGATAGCACTTATCCATTGTTTGTTGAAATTCGTGAAGTTGATCCATCAAACGGTTACGTGACTGATCGTGTAGTACCATTCAGCCGCGTTACATTACAGCCATCATCTATTAACACTAGCTCTGATTCTTCTGCTCCAACGCCTGTTGTATTTGAGTCTCCTGTTTACTTGCTTAACGGTTTCGATTATGCTATTGTTATTCGCCCAGGTGGTAACAACAGCAATGTTAATGTTTGGGTATCTCGTCTTGGAGAACTAGATTTAGTTACTGGCGATCGTATTTCTAAGCAGCCGTTTGCTGGTATTCTATTTGCTTCATCTAATGACCGTGTATGGCAGCCAATTCAAGAAGAAGATGTTAAGTTCAGCCTCTATGTTGCTTCATTCACTGCAGGCGGTACTGGAAATCTTATCCTTAAGAATGAGCCTCGCGAGTTATTCACAGTAGCTAATGTTAGCTCTGGCTTTACAACTTCTAATGAAGTTGTTCATGGAGACACGAGTCTAGTATTCACTTCACAACCGTCTGTTAACGTTGCTGGTTATGTTGTTGGTAGTACTTCTGGTGCTAATGGCGACTTGATCGCTCTTACTTCTAACACAGCAAAGATCAGAAACTCTTATCCACTTAGTGCTAGCCTAACTCCTTCTAAGTTTACAGCCGGAGAAACCGTTACTGTTTACCACGCTAACGGTTTGACAACTGGCGTTACTGGTGTAGTCCATTCTGAGACTATTCCGGTAGGTAAAGT